CCGCCGATGAAACGGTAGTCAGCGCGGTTACGGCGGTAGCGTGGAGGAAGAGCCTTGCGAGCAGCCATCATAAGGGCTGAGCTAGGACCTTTACCAGCAGCGTCGATAACCTGAGCAGCAGGAGTTTCGTTTCCAGCAATTTTCAACCAACCGTCGTTAACGCCGAGAAGGTTATTGCCGTTCGAGTAGTCATCGCCAGTTGGGATGTCTTCGTCACCCAAGATAGCGGCTGTTTCCATGCTGTTTGCCCATGAAGTCATAAGCATTTCCATTGCAATGTCTTTGATCTTAGGACCAAACTTGTTGCAATCAATCATGTCTTGATCGTAGCTGTGAGCTACAACGTACTTGACCATGTCGTAAGGAAGAACATCGTGGCTGATGTTGAACTTAGGAAGGCAAGACTTAGCAGAAGCTCCGATAGCAGGAACGTCGCAAGAATCAAAACGTGGAATCTCACCTTTGCACTCTGCGCGAGTGATGGTGGTAACGTCGTTAAGAAGAGTCGAAAGATTCGTAAGCTTCATGATGAAGTCTTGTGTGAAACGATCGGCTTCTAGGTTAGGGTTGTTTAGCAAAGAAAGATCTACGTCTGTTCCGCAAGACTTAGATACCATTTCTTTCATGTAGCGCTTTAGTGTATCGTCCATTTTTAGACACCTTTCATAATTGTATTTGCGAAGAAATCAACACAAGTAATGTCGTTGCTTTCTACAGATTTTGTTGATGTAATAGTTTCCTCTCTTGTAGTCTGAGGAGGAACAGCGTTTTCGAATGCTTCGATCTTACTCAAAGACTTCTGCAAAGCTGCTTTTTCTTCTTCTGACTTAGTTTTTTGTGCTTCCAAAGTAGCTACTTTGTTCTCAAATTCACTGGTTAGCTTAGCTACTGCTTTTGCAATGGCTTCTTGTAGTTGCTCTTCTACGATAGCTTCTTCAGCTACTGCTTCTTCAACAACTTCTTCTTCGGCTGGAGCTTCTTCAGCAACTACCTCTTCAACAACAGCTTCTTCAGCTACTGCTTCTTCTGCAACTGCTTCTTCAGCAACAATCTCTTCTGCAACTGCTTCTTCGACTGGAGCCTCTTCAGCAACAACTTCTTCAGCAACAACTTCTTCAACAACTGCTTCTTCTGCAACTGCTTCTTCTGCTGGTGCTTCTTCTGCTGTGGCTTCTTCGATAACTTGCTCTAAAGCTGTTTCTTCTTCGATAACTTCTTCAGCATCCTTCTCAGAAACAACTTCTTCTACTACTGTAGTCTTAGCTGTCTCTAGTCCATCTACTTTAGCAGATAGAGCTTGGATGGCATTAAGAACGTCTTCCATGCTGCTTGTAGTTTCTTCTAGAACCAATTCTTGAGCAGGAGTTTCTTCCATTGCGACTTCCTCAACAGGTAACTCTTCTGCAACAGTCTCTTCGACTGGAGCTTCTAGAACAACTGCTTCGGACTTTGTCGAAACTTCGGACTCTTCTGCGTTAGCAAGCTCAATGAAATGAAACTCTACAGGAAGATCTCCAATTGTAGTTGATTTTTGAAGAGAAACAACAGCATCAGGAATTCTAGACTTTAAAGTCTCGATATCGACCAAGTAGAACTTTTCTGCCTCTACTTTGGTTTGTGATTCTTCTTGCATATTATTCTCCATTAATTTGTTGGGTTTATCCGCACCTGACGTCAGTGTGGACTCTTCATATTCTTCATCTTCTAAAGGTTCTAAGTATAAGACCATTCCACCTAATTCTAAGCGGGTGCTTTTATTTAGAACCTCTACCAAGTTCATATTGTCTAATGAGCAATAGTAATTATCCTCATCAGAACTAATGTCAGATGCGTGTGTATAACTCTTGGTAAATTTCATTACGTTGTTTAGTTCGTGCTGCTCTCTATTAAAACCCATTCCTAGTACTTTAAAGTTATCTAGGTTAGCGTCCATTTTAACTGTAGGATGATTCTCATCTACAACCATAAACGTAGCATCAGGATTAGCAGGTGTGTTTACTAAACTTATTTCTATCAAGTCTATTTCGGTAAGTTCTCTTGTTTTGTTCTGTCTCTGAACTGGCTTAGAAAGTCCAGTCCATGAGAAAGCTCCTAGACTTCCTTCTTTGACTTGTTTGACTACTTCTGGGTGTGTGACCTCAGCTACTACGTGAATTCCTTTATCCCCAACAAGTAGGTTTGGGCTCTTTCTTTTAGGCCACATGATCTTTATTTCGGAATCTAGTAGACTCTTCAAGACCCATTCTTCTTTATTTTCAGGATTTTCTTTTTCAATAATAATAGGTACCAACTTAGTTACATGCCCTGCTGCGTACTTATTACCTTGACTATCCTTAATAAATTGGTGATTTCTAAGTAGAGTCCTGGTGTTTTCAAATGTAGTTAGTTTGAAACTCATAGGATCTACGAAATCGCGCTCTCTGTCTAAGATATCTGTTGTAAATAGGCCTCTGACTATGACCTTTTCATCGGTGCTAAGTCTGATATCTTCTACAAAAGAAGTAGACATTGATTGTAGTAGTTTGATTGACATATTTAGAATTCCTGTTATTTTTTGGCTTTAGAAATTTCAGATCTTAGCTGAGATATCCCTTTGTATCCTGGGGTAATTCTTTTTCTATAGGTATACTTACCTTCTTTATTGAGAGTCAGTATGACCCAGTCTGGAATCCCAGAAACTGGTTTCTCTCCTAGTTTCTGATATTCTTTGCTTATTTTCTTAGCTAGACTGCTGCTGGACTCTACTTTAGTATAGATTACCTTATCTTTAAAATACTTTTCGATGTCTCTATCTAGTGCCCTACATGGACCACACCACTCTGCTCCGATTTTTACAATCCATACCTTTCCAGTATCTCTGGCTTTTTTCATATCTTGCATGTAGTCTGATTCTACAGAAACTACTAAATTAGAGTTAGCAAAGTCTAGGTCAGCTTTTGCGCCGGTAGTGAACACTAGTAAAAACAATAATAATATTATTGCTAAGATTAGATGAGAAATTTTCATAGCAAGTCCTTAATAAAAAAGAGACGCCTATTAGCGTCTCCATTATATATTTATTAGGATATAGAAAGCATAACGAATTCAATAGACGGAGCATCTCCGCCTTTAATAGCAATTAGATTACTTGAGAATACGTTTGACATTTCTAAAAATCCCATAGATGAGGTATTGTATAATTCTATTTATCTAAATCGTATTCTGTAAAAAGACGGTATCCTCGGAGATAATATCACCTCCTAGGCAGACAAAGAAATAGCAGATCTCGGTAAGAGCCGAGGATACCGTAAGTATCTAGCGGGGCTTCGAACCCCTTGCGGTAACGTTTTTCCCCGCAATTTCCAGAGCCAAGATCGTCTCATAGCTCACTAGATATTTCTCGGCACTCTACTTCTTTGGTCCTAATCTATCTCGTAGTGCTTTAGGTAGTTTTGGAGCAGGAACATACCATCCCGCTAAAAACCCGACGCCAACATAAAAGAAAATCTGAAGTAAACTCATCTTATTTCTCCTGAGATAGTTGTGTGTTGTTGAGGATGCTCCTCTATTGTTATTATATACATAGAGGAGCAAATAGTCAACTTTTATACGTTATAATCGAAGTTTAGCATATAGGACATTTTGAATTATTCTGTATCGGGGGCTCCGAAAGAAATGAATTCAATGTTGCTCTTGGATTCTACCGTCTGTGCTGTATCTACCTCTTCGATATTAGATTCCATATTTGGAACATCTTCAATCTTAAGGATACTACCTTCTCTGACTCTTGTAAAGGCCGTGCTACCGCCCTCTACCGCAGTGTACCCTAACTCTCCTCTGGCTTCGTTAACGTCCAAGATACCAGCTTGTACTAGCTGAGTCAGGGCTCTAGCTACTGATTCTTGATCTCTAACATCCTTAGGATCAAACTCAAGAATAGCATTTTTGACTCCTAGTCCTAGTTCGAACATTTTATTAAGTTTAGTCTCCCAGAACTTTTGGAGAGGGATAAGAACTCTGTCCTTATATTGCTCTGCTTGTGATAAGCCGCTTCCGCTTCCTAATGAGGATGCTTGTGAGATACCGATAATGCTGTCGTGAATTCCGTGAGCGGCTTTAATGACATCATCATTAGATTGTCTAGTCTTTAAGAATTCTGCCTCCTTGCCGTCAGTTTCTAGTTTTTGGAATTCTAATTCTACGTTTCTATTTCCAAAACCAGTAAGGGCTAAAACCATGGTCTTGTGGGCAGAGCCTTTTACTCGATTCTCAAAGTAGTCGGAAATCATTTCCATGAACTCGTCATCGACAGCTGCTCCTTTTACTATTACTGCGTATCTAGGAATGCAGTTATGCTCGAAGAACTGAAGCATGTAATCTCTAATATGTACGTTAGCAATGACTGCCCCAATAGCAGGAACTATAGGGGAGTAACCATAGTAAACAGAAGAACTATGAGTTCTGGGTAAGAACAAGATCTCGTTTGCGGCTTTCTTAAAGTTATTAGAAAAACTACCTTCTGTGAACGGCTCACCTGTTTTAGGGTCTACAATATTGAATTCGATCTTACCTTTTTCTATAACCATTTTTCCATCTAAGTCAGGGTCGTATGGTCTAAATATTCTCTTAGGATTGTCTGAGAAGTCGAACGGGTCATCTTCTTTTACTCCTACTTTTTCTCCAAAGTTTTGATAAAATCTATGTGTTACTTTTGAAATTGTAAGATCCTCTCCAGGTACTACCTCTACAAATCCTTTGAACCCTTCTAGTACTCTAAGTCTCTCAGCAGGAATGTGTTGTAGCCTGGCTATCTTTCCATTGGCTTTTCTTATAACCTCTAGGGCGCCCCATCCGATAGCTTCCCTATCCATAGCTGCTTTGTATAGAACTTGCTCAAAGGACTCCATGCTATTGCAGTTGTTGATAAATTTTCTAATTTCTAAAGCATCTTTTTCGTAATCCTCTTTAGGAATAGTGGGGTCGTAGTTGAAATTGTTAAGATCAGAATCACTATCTGAAATAGGTGCAGGTGGTTTGATTTTGTATTTTCGCCCAATGCTATCTCTAACTTTAGTCTCTACACAACTTGCGTGAATGTGGTTTAGTTCTAAGAATCTTTTAAATACTTCTGGATCATAGGGAGGTTGTTGGATTCTATTCTTAAAATTAGCGTCCAGTGTGAATGTTCCGTTAATATCTGCCTGGCTTTGTTTAGAACCTTCGAAAGACTTAGATAGAAGCTTCTTGTATGAGTCTTCTACGTCTCCCTCTGTTACTGATGACTTAGACATAATAGCCAGCATGAGCTCTTCAGTAGCTGATGGAACGTATGCATTGCTCTCTGCGCCTTTGCTAATAAAGACTTTAGATACTGCACCTTCCTCTACTTTAACGCTGTCTGGTAGTGGGAGGTCTATTTTTATTTTGTTATCTTCTGACATAGTTTTGTCCTTTATTACTTGCTAATATAAATGTTGTTAGATGCTGTGAGTATTGACGACGAAAGCGTCTCTGCTGCCGTATTCCTATAACCATCTGATAGTCTTAGATGGTTCTCGGAAGGGCCAACCCATTTAGGTACAAATACTCCTTTGTTATTCTGTTCTGTAATTCTAGAAAGAGCAGTTATCTCCTTCACGTATGTTCCTTCTAATATTTCTGTATAGTTATAAGGTATAATCAATCTTCCAGTCTTTAGAACCGCGTAAGATTTGTCTAACATCTCACGTCTGTTTACTATTATAGTACCATCGGCATGTTTAAATTGAGTAGCGTTTCCTGCTTTGCTATTGAAGACACATCTCCAAACAGTGCACTTAGCTTCGTTTTGGAAAGCCCTAGCTTGCAAGGTTTGCGGTCCGTGGTCAATAACGGTACACACTACATTGTATCTATCTACTAGTTCGTGTAGGAAATAAAGACCATCTCTAGGGCTCATTTTGCCAATAAAAACAAGTCTGTGAAGATTCGGATCTCCTTTTCTCTCCTGATGGGAGATAGTAATATCCCAGTGATCGTCCGCTGTATCCACGCCCATAACACATGGTTTATCTATATACTCTTCTGAGTAGGCTTGATCTTCTTTTAATATGAAGCTAAATTCAGGATCATACTCAGTGCATCTCTCTAGGACGTCTTCAGACACTTTATTACCTGCTGAACTATACGGCTCTGCTAGACATGTTGTGTAGAAGCTCTCCATGGCCGATGGGGACTCTAAACCGTCTAGGTACTTATCATACAACTCTCTCATAGAAACGTTGGGAGAAACGAATGTGGGCATCTTGTACCCTACCTTAGTGGACTTAGCTGTAGCAACCCATGCTGCGTCTTCTGAGAACCTACATAGATTACCATCGCAGATGCTCTCTCCTTTTTCATCTTTACAAGGGCACTTGATGTTAATATCTGAGGTGCTAAGTGGGGTCCAATCTTTGTCTCTAAGAACATGCCCAACCGTGTTACCATCGGAGTCTTTAAGGAGCTTTACCATAGACTCATACCAGTCTAATTCTGATAATGTACCGCACTTATCGCAAGGAAACATTCTAACTCTTTTATCAGTCTTCTCGTACTCTTTAGATATAAAGCCGTTTACTCCTGTTGGGTTTGAAACGTACCTTACAAATTTGTGAATGGACTGAGTCATACGTCCAATAGACAGACCGATGTGTTTAGGGATTGCTATTTCATCGGTCTCATCGACTACTACTATGTCCGCGGAGAAAGAAGCAAAGTTTGCAGAGGAGTTAGCTCCTACGAATTTAATAGTACCCTTACCGAAGTTAATAAGATCTTTAGATTTAGATGATGAATCCTTTAAAATATCTTGATAAAAAGGAGAGAGCTTAATTCTCATAAGGACTTTTTCGGTCACGTATGTGTCTCTCATATCGTCTTTAGGTAGAACGTAAAACACGTTTAACCCGCAGTACGTAGCTGCTAAGATATAAACAATCAACCAGTCGGTCTTTCCGATCTGAGTACCAGCCATTAGCGTTACTTGCTGGTGGAGAGCTCCGTCTTCGTACAGCTCTCTAATGTGTGGAAAGGAGTCGTTATCGAACCTAAGCTGCTCACCGTTTGCTGAGTGGTGGTGGTTATTCGCAAACTCTATCATCGTATCTCTGATCTCGATTTTCTTAATCATAGAGATCTTTTGCTTCTTGTCCATGTTCGCAATCATCTCTTCAAAATTAGAGACGAACTCAGGACTTAGCTCTGCTTCTAAGTTACTCATCTAGATTACTTTCTCATCTTTGATTGTCTTTAAAACGCTGCCGCCTAGTTTAGCTCTACTACCTACTAGAGTGTTAAGTAGTTTAGTAGAGAGTTCTTCGTCGGACATGTCTATCATCTCTTTGTTCTCTCTGTCATTGTCGGGGTTGCGGTCTGATAGCTTCCCGTAAATGCTCTCTGGATCGTTTTTAGGAATCAACCCTACTGCAAACTCCATATCTAGAATAAGCTTGTCATAGCTCATTACAAGGCGTCCTAGTTCGTTTATATTCCTCATGTGAGATGTCTTAGGAATAACTCTTCCGGTTTCCGGATCTATCTCTTCAGGTCCGTCTCCTTTAGACATGATATCCTCAATGATAATTCTGTACCTGTCTCTTTGGGCTTCTAACTCATGGAGCCTATCTACGAAGTAGTCTAGATAAGTCTTGTTCTCTAACTCCATAAGCCTTTCATTCTTGGCTTTGTTATAGTAGTTATATGCCGTCTGTCTTGTTACTCCTAAGTAATCGGCGATGGCTATCATCGACTCTCCAGATAATCTAAGCTGGTGTGTTAGGGCGCATTTCTGTTCTAATGTCAAGGATTCAGGAGCCGGAAGGTCTTTTCCTGTTATCTTTGCGAATCTTTCAAAAAAGTTCATTTATATATCCTGCCTTCTATTTTGTTATCTCATACCTATTATGATTAGGCCTATGTTTGAAAATGCGTAACCGCCCCAAACAATAGCCCATGGAATGTCGCCTTTTATTAAATAACCAATTGCGACTCCAGTGTATAAAGTAGCTACTATGCCGGGCATAATAGAGATCATACTATCTAATGTCATTTTTTCTAATTCCTATAATATTATTATTCTATTGGCTCTAGGTTGTCCTCAAAGTAAGCTTTCGCCACTAACCACTGATCTTCGTGGTTCTTTGGATTCCTCGCAATCATATCTCCTACTTTTGGGCTTCCTGCTTTTAAATCCGCCTCACTTATAGACACACCCCCTAAAGTCTCACCTTCAACGTACGGTCGCAATTCACTTACACTCTTACGTCTGTACTGTTTAAACTCACTCATTTTTCAAATTCCTATAATATTATCTAAAGAGCTAGAGGTGGGATTCGAACCCACGTATCCGCCTTACAAGGGCGGTGCTAGGCCTCTCAGCTACTCTAGCTTTTCTTATTTTTTTCTTCTGTCCATCGTTTCTTCTTGTGCCCACACTTACTACACTTTAATGGCTCACCCCCTCTATCACACCAGAAAGACCATTCTCTGTATCTCCCTATCTTGCACTTTCTACATTTCTTACCTAACATGTCGTTGCTAATAGGCATTTAATTGTTTCCTTATATAAATAAGTCGTTCTATATACATTATATACATTTTGTAAAATAAATCAAATTAATACGTTTATCGTAAGGAAATACTAAATTAGACACTTTGTAAAAATTTGCTTACCTAAATAAATTAGTATATATTGCCGACGATCAAACGGAGGAGAGAGGTTTTTGAACCACCCTAAGACTTAAACCTAAACAAACTAAAAACTAAAACTTATTAGCCTTACCTAGAGACTCTAACCTACGAGAGACCCTTACCACCTGCTGCTCCTTTGCTCCTTTGTTTGAGATTCTAGGTGGGTTCGAGACTTTACGTGGTGGATAGAGTTTGTTTTTTGTTGGGTTTAGGTTAACTCGCTCCTTATGCTCCATCCCTCTCTCACCCGTTTTATCTTTATTATATACCTTGTCCAGGGAATAGTCAAGTGCACTTTTTACCTTTTTGTTTTTATTTATCGGTTTTTTCCACATAAAATAATTTTATTTTATCTAGATGTCTGGTAGTAAAATCTTAAAAAACCCTAGAAAAAACGTACCATCCCTTGACTTTTCAGTAGACATGGTATATAATATAAGTAGAGGATAAGAGTTTATGTTTAAAGCTTTGGAGACTGAGAGAAATGTTACAGCTAACAATACATTACCCTAGATATTCTAGATTGCATTTTAATACTGATGATTACTTTGCAGTAATAATAGATAAGATAGATTCTTCTTTTAAGCCAAAATTCAGCTACGAGAATCTTCTAATTCCTATTGAAGCAGAGTTAGAGGATCAGTATCGAAATGACGGCTTTCTAGTGGGCTCTCCTTCGTCTAATAGACCCTCCCATTACATAACCCTTATTGTTTTAAAAGCAACGTTTGAGATACCTTCTTGCTCTCCTGAGGAGCAGCCTAAGATTGTAGAGGATTTACTAGATCTTTATCAAACAAACGCTTCCAAATATTCAGTAACAGAAACCTACGACCTAAACCAAGAAATATCACTATAATAATATTAGAGGAAAATAAAATGCAAACAACACTTACACTAGTCAAAGCAGGCCCACTATTGAGCGCAGGTAGTTTTTCTATCTTGTTTGAACTGCAAGGCCCTAAGGCAGACGAAATAGCAACTAAGCTAGAAGTAGCCCGCGGCTTTAAGACCGCTAAGGGATGGGTCCTAACGCATAATAAGGCAAAAAGAGCTTCTAAGATGGGCGCTGTATTAGTAGCTGACGGAGAGTAAAATGGATTTTAAGTATAACAGCATGCGTGACTTTATTCTTAGCCTATGCAGTAATATAGAAATTGCTTCTTGCATTTGCTATGGATTAGACTTAGAGACAGGACCTGAGCTTTCAGAAGTAGTCCCGTATATAGAGCACCACGGAATTAGGTCTCCTATTTCTATTAAGTTAGAAGAAGAACTATCTAAGAAAATAAGTAAACAACATACTACATTATTGCATGATAGCCCTTCTGGTCTTAACTCTTGGCTTCATTATATTAAGCCATGTCACGACTTGTGTGTTATAAATCCAGTTGGATCAGAAACTGAGAGGATGAGATTACTTAGAGACATCATAGTATATAACCGAAACGAAAAAACAAAGTTTATACTACTAAATACCCTAGCTACAAATGGTCTAGGTCTACCTAAGTTTACCCAAAGTACATGTTATGATCAATTAGAGCTCTCCATAGGCGGGTCACTTTACTCTCTATATTATTTAGACATAGTTTATCAGATTCTAGAAAATACTTCAGATAAAAGCTAAGAAATTAAGAACCGAAGAAAAAAACAGAACGTATATAACAATATCAACAAATCACATTAACAATAAAGAGATTAAAAATGAGCAACCCTAAGATTTTACTATTTGATATCGAAACAACTCCTCTACTTAATTATACGTGGAGAACATGGCAATCAGATTCGATTAGACTGATTGAAGACTTCTATGTTCTTTGCTACTCATACAAGTGGTTGGGCCAAAAGACCACATACGTAAACTCTCTCATAGACTACAAAAATTATAAGAAGAATATTAAGTGTGACAAGGATCTTATGACAGACCTTTGGAAGCTTATGGATGAGGCGGATATCGTTTGCGGCCACAACTCAGACAAGTTTGATGTTAAGAAAGTAAACGCAAGATTTATTCAACTAGGGTTGGGTCCTTACTCTCCTGTTAGAAAAATTGACACTATCAAAATGGCTAGAAAAGAATTCGGATTTACATCCAATCGCCTAGATGATCTAGGCAGGTTCTTAGGAGTCGGATCTAAGACAGCCAACAAAGGAAAACTAGACATGTGGTTCAACTGCATGGCGGGTAACTCAACTCCTGAGCAGAAAGCTGCTTGGCGTAACATGATCAAATATGCCAAACAAGATACCGTATTGCTAGAGCGCGTATATAATAAATTACGCCCATGGACTATGCCAGTTAACTTAGGCATGTACGTCGATAGCGACCAGCCTATCTGCCCGAAATGCGGACACGATAAGCTTATGAAGAGAGGATACTCAATGACTAACGCAGGGGTATACCAGAGATATCAATGTAAGAACCCTGACTGCAGAGGATACAGCAGAGCTCGTACAAAACTTAAAGATTCAACACAAAACCCACTAACGTAGGATTATAATAAAATGGCTAGAACAGAGCAGGAAATTTTTGAAGAAACATTTAAAGAAGGGAAGATGTACGATAACACATTCGTACCAGATGTATATCATACTGTGTACTCTAAGGACGGAGAAGACGTCTCTGGTTTAGAAGTAGAGCTATACGATATACACGGAGACGTTCAGTCTATCATCCTTAGTTTAGATATTGTACACGAGTTCTGCGAGGAGCTCCTATCTTATAAAAAAGGAATGATTGAAGCAACTACCTCAGGAGGTTTTGAAGATGCCTAAGAAGAACATTTTTGAGCCTAGAGAAAATATCAAACCTTATGAATATCCTGAGCTAATAGATTATGCGAAAATCATGCATCACTCCTTTTGGGAGATTGATGAATTTGATTTCGACAAAGATATTAGAACCTTCAAACTAGAGCTTAATACTCTAGAGAGAGGGATTATTAAAAAATCTATGCTAGCCATTAACGTAGTGGAAAATAAAGTTAAAAGCTTTTGGGGTCACATTGATTCTAGATTTCCTAAGTTTGAAATCGGAATGGTAGGCGGGGCTTTCTCCGGAAACGAAGTAGTACACGCCCTATGTTACTCAGAGTTATTAGAAAGATTAGGACTTAATAATCAATTTAAGAAGGTAGAAGAGATCCCATGTATGAAGGGCAGAATCGACTACCTCTCTAAATACCTTAACGGAGTTAGATCTAGGTCTAACAAGGAGTTTACTAAGTCCTTGATTCTCTTCACTGTCCTTGTTGAGAATGTATCTTTGTTTTCTCAGTTCTTAATTCTAACATCATTTAGAAAATATAAGAACGAACTAAAAACCTTTTCTAAGATCATTGAGGCTACTAGCAAAGACGAGCAAGTTCATGCTCAATTCGGAGCCGAGCTCTTAAAGATTATTAGTAAGGAGAACCCTGAGTGGTTCGATGATGAGATGGAGCAAAAGATTAGACGAGCTATTCGCAAAGCGTATAAAGCAGAAGTCGAAGTCTTAGATTGGATCTTCGAAAGAGGAGAGCTAGAGTTCTTACCGAAAGACTCTTGCGTTCAATTCCTAAGAAAAAGATTCAATCACTCCCTATCTCTAATAGGCTATGAGCCTGAGTATGATATTGACGAAGACCTTATCAAACCTACTAAGTATTTCGATAGGTACAGCACTATCACTAAGGACTTTGATTTCTTCGATCAAAGACCTACCGATTATGCAAAAGGCAAATCATACGACGACATTTTTTAATATAACCATCTACAGAATTCTACCAAAAAAAACATAAGGACAAACTAACAATGGATAAGTTTAATTGGGTTACTGACTACTCACGTCAGTTCATGCATCATAATGACTCGTACTTAGATAAGAACGAAACATATGAAGAACGAGTAAGAGACATTTGCGATACCTTTGAGCACATCTCTGGTATTGAGGGTTTCTCTGATAAGTTCTACTCTTATTGCGAAAGAGGCTGGGTGTCTTTCGCAAGCCCAGTCCTTTCTAACATGGGCAAGGAAAAAGCACTCCCTGCCTCCTGCAATTTCTCTATGGTCCCAGACTCTGTAGATGGTATTTTTACATCTCTAAAAGAAATGGCTATGCTTGCTAAAAACAGTGCAGGCACGGCTTACAACTTTTCCAGTATTAGAGGTTTGGGAGAGCCAATCTCTACTGGATTTAAAAGTGAGGGTGTTACTCCTTGGATCAAACTCTTTGAAGAAGGTATTCAAAAAGTAACACAATCGTCATTGCGTAGGGGTTTCTTAACGGCTTACCTTTCTGCAGATCACAAAGATATTATGGACTTTCTAGACCTAGGAACACCAGGTAACCCTATTCAAAGAATTACTACAGGAGTTACGTTTCCTAAAGGATTTATCGAAGAAGCCAAAGCAGGTGATGCTAAGAAGCAAGAAGTAATTAAGAAGACCCTACGCAGAAGAGGCGAGCAAGGCTGGCCTTACGTATATTTTGAAGATAACTGTAACGAAGGCAAACCTCAAGTATACAAAGACAAAGATATGCACCTCTTTAGTAGTAACATCTGCTCAGAGATTGTAGAGTATTGTGACGAAGAGAAGACGTTTGTATGCGTCCTATCTTCCGCAAACCTCAACCATTATGATGAGTGGAAGGACACGGACTTTATTTTCGATTTTAGAATCGCTCTAGATTGCGTAGTGGAAGAATACATCACAAAAGGAAAAGAGATAGAAGGTATTTCTAAGTCTGTTAAGTTCGCAGAAGAACACCGAGCAGTAGGTCTAGGTATTCTAGGTTTCCACGATTTGTTGCAGAAGAGACGATTGTCTGTTGCTAGTTTCGGAGCAAGAGCTCTTAATCAAGAGATCTTCAAACATCTAGAAGCTGAATCAACTAGAGCATCTCAGTGGATGGCAAAAGAATGGGGAGAACCTGAGATCATGAAAGGCTATGGCCTAAGATCTAGCACTAACTTGGCTATAGCTCCTACTAAATCAAGTGCGTTTATTATGGGAATGGTATCTCCAGGTATTGAGGTTATCAAAAGTAATGCACATGAAAAAGATCTAGCAAATATCTCCGAGATGTATAGGAACCCTAATCTAACAGAACTGCTAGAGGAACTAGGAAAGAACACCGAAGAAGTTTGGGAGCAGATCGAAGCCAACAACGGATCAGTATCTACTTTAGATTTCCTAACCGAAGAGCAGAAGGACGTATTTAAAACTGCCTATGAGGTTAATCAACATGACTTAGTAGTACTAGCCGCGGAGCGTCAGAAGTATATCGACCAAGGCCAAAGCCTTAATCTCTTTATTCATCCAGACGCTCCAGCCAGAGACGTGGCAGCTTTATTCTTTAAAGCACATGAGCTTGGGGTTAAGACTTTGTACTATCAATATAGCATTTCAGCCACTCAAGAATTCAACAAAACACAGTTAACATGCACATCTTGCGAAGGATAATAATATTATGAACATAACAATGTATAGCTTTAGGCCTTTTGCTGATAATCTTAGAACAGAATTCGAGCTCCCAGCTTGGCCGTACACTAAAAATACAGAACATTTTGAACTTTTTAAGAACTATATGATGGATAACCTCGTATTCTATTATACAGACTCGGATATGGAAGCTCCTGATGGTAGACGATTAGCTTACCCTCACTTCTTCGGATTTGAGACAGAAGGCCTAGAGTGGCCTATTCAGGCTTTTATGAACAACGTGTCTGTAGATTCGAACTTCAAAGTGATGCAGTGGCCTCTAGACAGAGGAGAAACCCCATTACTGAACAAGTTAAAAGAAAACTCAGTAGCTAAAGACATGATGGCATGGTCTGCATGGAATGTTCCTGTTAAGGTTTCCGCGGTAAACGGTATTAGTATTACTAGAGAAATCATGTATGAGTATTTAGACCCTCAAACACAGTGTGAGAGTAAATGTAGAATGCCTGAGGATGACGTTAGAATATCTAAACAATAAGGTAGAGAATGAAGATTACAAAGACACAAGGATATATGGAAAGAAGTTCGGCCCGCAAGGGCTATGTTATAAATACCGAATGCGGCTGCTCTTTCACTTTAAGGCCTAGATCTAAAGGGACTGGCTTCGAGTACAACGGACAAGTCTGGAAAACCAAAAAAGCTTTTAAGGACTTTGTAGAAGAAGGCGGCTTAGAAGAGTCAGACGAAGAGACGTCAACACTAACAGGAGAGGACACATGGGATTGTGCCCATCCTTGTGCTTTGCTAATCTTATCAAACATTGACCACCCAATGGAGCCTAAGTTTAGTGTCTTGGAGATGGAGACGTTAGATTGTTACGGGTGGTTAGATGAGAATGGAAACCCAGACATAAACAGAGCAAATCGAGAACTAGATAGAGTAGAAAGACTAAAGAATGCCAATTAAAACAACACCAGCAGAGATTACTTTTATCAAAGTACGCTACCCTGATAAGTTAGACATTATTCTTCCTGTATACAAAATCGCAGAAGATTTAGATAAAGCGCATAAGGCACAGAGGCAGATAACCAAATCTCTAGCTTCTAAAGACATGGAGAGGTTTACGGCGCTTGTAGAGAAGGTAGATTCTCTAAATAAAGAACTAGAAACCATCGACTCCAGCCTAGCTAGCGCGGTCGCTACTAATAAACGATTTAGAAACAAGATTAAAACTCTAATTAAAAACGGTAAGAAGAATAAGAGAGAAGATCAACTAGACAAGATCGACGTTTTACTCTCAGACTTCCATAATCTAGATAGTAGATTAGACGAGTTCGGCACTACCTACTCTAAGATCTGTACTATTTTGAAGAAGATCAACCGCGCTAAATCAATGTTAGAGGTCAATCTAGTAGACATCTCGAAAATCTCGACTGACCCCGAGCGCCATTTCCGATCGCTCTACCGCCGTCTAAAATCGTAGGCTTTTTGCTTTGCATTTTTTTTCCACCAACCTAAGACAATCGAATACCATAAGATAAGGACAATAAGACATGAACCCTACGAGATACAAAAAACTTAAATACACAACCTTTATGGTAAACGGCGGAGATACGTTTGAGCCTAATGAAGATAACTCTACACCTGTATACCTAGCAGGTGGGGAGTACGACGGTATATACTGGCCTAGACATAATTCTTGGACTGGTAACTTTATGCTTCTCCGTAATACTAGAGATGGTGAGACTACAGACTTAGCTAGAATGCACATATACAGAGAAACAGAGGAAACAGTAAACGGAGTTCCTGTTATGGAATTTGAGATGTTTGCTGTTAGTACTCCTCCTGGTGAAAGCCCTTGTGATCCTAACTTCAAACATACTAATCATAATAATATGCCTGATCCTTCTTACTCAGAGTACGAGGAAATCGCATATGACTTTTCTAAGGAATCTTCTAATGAATAACGTAGTAAAATGGGTACTAATCTTCTCGTGCTTCGGCGCTTTCTATGGGGGCTTAGAGTATAATTTCTCTTTCTTCTCCTCTATGTCTCTTACTGATCCTACGGGTCTTTGTAATGTTATCGGACTGTTTGCTTTATATGCTTATATTGAATCCTTTATCATTATATACCGTAATGATAAGTTTAATAAGATCACCATAGCGCAAAACATTTTGTTTTCACTAGGGCTTTTGGGTACTTTTCTAGGTATTTATTATAGTTTAGACCAAATGCCTGAGATTCTTAACGCGGAAACCATTGAGAAGTCTTTTCCTAACGTGTTATCTTTCTTTAGAACAGCGCTTTCTACTACGATTACTGCTATGCTTTGTAATCTTCCTTTGGTTTTTGTAGCTTATTTTATTAAAGGAGCGAAAAGTGAATAAATTAGCGCTTCCTATGGTTGATGTTTTCTGTAATATGTTCTTTATTATGTTCATATTCTTCGTATATTGCGCTGCTTTGATCAACCCAGCCGAGCAAGAGACGCCCACAGCGCCGCCTAGATCCGAAGTTATGATCATTTCTGAGTGGACTGACATTAAATCGGACATTGACGTATGGATTAGGCGCATTGATCACGAGATCTGCGGCTACAAATGCCGTGAGATTGGTCCTTTTATCCTTCAAAATGACCATGTCAACCTTACAACAGGTATGGTTGACGGCAAGCCTAGAGAAATAGCCAATGAAGTTATGGATATTATCAAGAAATATCCAGGAATCTACCAAGTTTCTCTCCACGGCTACAACGTTCGGACAGAATCTCTTAAATCTAAATGCAATCTTAGGGTTCAACAGGTGTCTCCTTTCCTTAATATCTTGGAAGTAGACGTAGAAGTCCATACAGGTGAGGAATTACCTGTATGCCAATTCGAAATTGACAAGGACGGTAGGATTATTAACGTCATCACAGACCCAGATCTACTAACTAAGTTCTTATAAGGAGAGAAAAATGCTAGAAGCAGAAGTTTTTGTAATGGTTTTATGTTTATTGGCTACCGGAGCCATTGGTATAGGGTTCTCACACCTGCCTACAGCGCCAAAATGCCTTGTAGTAGCCCTTATGATCTATGGATCCATACTAGCCTTGCTCTCTATTCAAGAGTTTAAGGGGAATGTTAAGCCGATTCCTACTACGCCTACTAAGATGAAGGTGATTCATCACGAAATCGGTAAGGATAAGAAGAAAATTAGACTAATCATGCAGGATTTGGATTTAGAAGACTCCAAAAAGCTGTATATCGAGATTGATTACACCCAAAACATGCACAAAGCCCTGTCTGAAGGTGCGAGAATGGCAAAAGGACAGCCGTTCATGATCAAAAAAGAGAGCCAAGGCGAGGGTGCAGAGGGTGCGGAGAAAGGAAACGGCAAAAAAGGAGCCGGAAAGTTTAAAAAAACAGGCAGCAAGTCTATTTCAGAGAGATCGGAAGCCTTCAAAGCTTATAAATTACCCGCAACAGTGTTACCAGAGAAGGATTACAACTAAAAATGTCTATCACAGTCAACAGAAGAGTAGAAGAGTGTGAGAAAACTGGATGCTTCTTCTACATTTACAGATATGAGACGCCAGATGGCGTACATTTCCCCACACCGGACCAAGCATTTCATCATTTAGAGAAGCTAGGTAGTATTTCGGAGTGGAGTAAGCGCGGAGTCTTTGAGGGATCCATGATTTTACACAGAAACACTGACGAAAAGTACGGAAGAGTCCTAAGAATCTTGGCAGACTCTAAATCTATAGAGATTTTGCTAGAAAAACCAGTGGACGGCTTCAACAAACACTTTATGATGACAGAAGAATTTGACTTTTACTACAAAGTGAACAGAAATTTGCTTATGGAAGGGCTTGGAGTACGATTAGATGACTAAATTAATTAGAGATAAAGTAGCATTAGATATTATGAGGATAGATCCTAATAAAGTAGGGATCATCGAAGGACTAGATAACATAAAAAACGCTCTAAATAATAAGATTATAGAAGAGACGTTGGAGTTGTCACGAGAATTAGACGAACAAGATGTAGATATTGATAATATTACAGAGGAAGCCGCGGATATTATAGAAGTTATTTATGCTATCTGCGATTTTTACGATATAGATACGTCAGATCTATTTCAGACAGTGCTATCTAAGGCTAAGATCAAGGGGCGCTTCTTGTCTTATAGTTGTTTGTTGTCTGATTAGATGTGGGTCTGATGAAATTTTTGAAAAAATAAAAATTCATATTTTCAAAATTACTTTTCATATTTTTTTCTATTCAGAACAGAGGTTTTTCTATGCCAAAAAAGAAATTATTAGCCGAATACGAGGCTGAGATCGGGCCGATCACCGGAGTATCCGCCGAGGTCTTTAATAACGCTCGTACTGTAGACTATTTTAAGGTCACATGCGAGTGCGGCACTAGTTTTCACACTAAAAAGTCTAACTTAGCTGCTAGATTCAACAGAGGAAACAACATTGCTTGCGCATTCTGTGTGAATAAGCAGAACATCGACAAGAGATACGAGAAGGACGAGGAAAAATAACCCGACCCTCTTTCGTTTTTTTAATACGATGCGTAATATATTATGAAGCCTCGCAGGTCTCGGACTTGCGGGGCTTTTTTTTCGATGCGGTTACCATATTTTGCGCTATGCTGGGGCGCGTGTCGGACGTGGCGGACGGGTCGGGCGGGGTTCGGACGCTTGTAACGGAGCTTCGGACGGGGTTCGGACGATTTCGGACGCTTGTTTACGCAGATCTACCATGCATGCAGTCTAGATTGACAAGTAGCAAAAAAATAGAGCGGGTACAGCATGCTAGAAAAAAACGAAAATCCTGTACCCCCCGGCCCGGGTACGAGGGTTCTTCATTTTCCAAGAATCAATCAAGAGTATTTGTCGCGCTGACTCTCACTATAAGTGAGGTGTCAGTTGGGAAAGACCTAGGTCGTTTTTTGTAGCCCCTCGTCCGGGCTTCGCCCGGCCTTGGGCGGTGCGCTGCTGCACGACGCCTCGTCTGGGCTGCGCCCAGCCTCGTCTTGCAT